AAGCAAGCAATACCTGACCTAGAACAACAGGAACACGGTGGCACAATCGCGGGGCGGTCGTTTATTCCTTTGGAAACTGCAAGGACTGGTAAAAGCCGCAATCGAATGGTAGCGGCAAAAAACAGATTAGGGCGAATTGCCAACGCAGTTCATGCTGAAAATGCGAAAGGGAAAACAGACAAGGAAAAATTTATGAAGTCTGTAATTTTTGCGGGTGTTGGCGGGATAGTTATTGGCAATTATGCGCCTAATGTGGTTTATCGAATTACGTCTATTGAGAATGTGAAAGGTAAATTGAGGGTAAAGAAAACCCCTTTATACACATACGACAAAGGTCGTTCAATTCGCGTAACTGGAACTCGGTTTAGTGAAAAGGCGGCAATGGAAACTGTAAAAACAACCCCATCAATTTGGATTAAAGAGGGCGATCGAATACTTGAGCGATTCAAAAAATGAGCTGGACTGAATTAGTTGCAAACGAATACATTATTACAACTGGTGACGGTCGTGAGTATAAACCGCTTTCTGTTAACTGGCAAAAAGCTACTGAATACAACATTGCGGAGTTTACGTTTGTTGGAGTAGATGGGGCTTTAGTTGAAAAGCGAAGGCCAAAGGGTCGCAAATTTCCTTTAGAAATCTACTTTCAAGGCGAGGACAATTTGGATATTGCAGCCGACTTTGAAGAAAGCGCAAAGGACGTAAGGCCGTGGATTGTAACGCATCCATACTACGGGCGTTTAACTGTTCATGCCGCTTCTTTGAATTTCGATAACACGCAGCACAACGTAACCAAAATAACGGGCGTTTTACTTGAAACAATTACGGAGGACGGAGTGGGCTCGACCGTTAACGCTCCCGACCGTGTTGCTGAAATGAAGGTAGTTAGTGACGAATCACTTGCGCAACCCGTAACCGTAGATAGCCAAGTCCAAAGCACGCTGCAAACTCAAACAACAACGGTATATAATGAAGGTGCAAAGACGGTAACGGGCGAAGATGGAAACACCTATTTTAAGGCGTTCAACACAGCATCAACCGCGATACTTAGTGCTACAAATGAACCATTAGCCGCAATGCGCAAGGTACAAGCAATGATTAACGCACCTTCGCAATTTCAGCAATCGGTTCAATCGCGTTTAGACACTTTGACCGCTCAATTTGAGTTACTTACGGCAACTATAACCAGCGCAATAACGCCAAAGCAAAAGCAAATATATGAGGCTAATGCTGGCACGGTAGTAGGCGCAGCGGCAACAACGGTAACTACTCCACAACCTAACGATTACGGTTCTACAATTGAAGCATTATCGGTAATTGATGCCCTTACCACATTATACGCAAATTACACGGCAACGCTTGATAGTTTGCAAACCGAAACAGGAGGTTCGCCCGATAGCTACATTCCAGATGCAACGGCTCAAACTGACTTAGGTAATTTGGTGAACGCAGCGGTGTCAGGTGTTTTTGACATTGCTCTACAAGCACAGCAAGAAAGGTCTGTGATACTCGAATACGACAGTGACATTATTAACCTTACTCATCGCTTTTACGGTTTAGACGTGACAGATACAAACATGGATAGGTTTATCAATTCAAATGGTTTTGGCCTTAGTCAAATGCTAACCGTTCGCGCAAATACAACCGTTCTTTATTACGTTGGATAATGGAGTTAAAGTTAGGCGGCAAAAAGTATGACAAGTTTAACGGGTTTACCGTAACTCTCAATTATGACAGCGTGGCTTCTGCATTCTCATTTTTGGCCTATTTTAACCCCGAAAACAAAGAACATTTAGAGTTGTTCAAACCGTGTTCTTATCGGAGTTGTTCAATTGAGCATGGTGGCGAAACGCTAATCACAGGAACTGTACTTTCGCACGCATTTAAGGAGTTGCCAATTGCTACTTTAGCGAGCTTGTCGGGATACTCAAAAGCGGGTGTTTTGGAGGACTGCCAAATACCTACCGACATTTATCCGTTACAATCGGACGGGTTAACGCTAAAAGAAATTGCAGAGAAACTAACCGCGCCTTTTGGTTTGTCAGTTGCCATTTCGCAATCGGTCGAAGCGTTGGCAAATGAGAAATTCGGTACAACAACGGCTGACCAAAGCCAATCTATCAAAGCATATATTGCAACGCTGGCCGCACAGAAAGGAATCATTTTAAGCCACACGTCAAACGGCAATTTGATACTCACAAAAGCTAATACCACAGGAACACCAATCGCACATTTTGACGGGTCTATTCCAAATACATCAGTTGAGTTAACGGTAAACGGGCAAGCGATGCACTCTACAATTACGGTAATTGGGCAAGCATCTACTGAAACTGAAAACGCATCGGAGGATGAAGTTACTAATCCATTTGTGAGCGTAAAACGGCCAAAGGTAGCGGTTCAAAGTAGCGGAACGGATAACAACACACAGCAAGCTGCCATGACTGTTTTGCGCGAAGAACTGAAAAATATAGCGATAAAAATAACGACCGATAGATGGGAAATCGGGGGCAAGTTAGTAAGACCAAACAGCATTGTAACGGTGACCGCTCCGAACGCCTATCTATTTGGTCGTGTACGGTTATTCGTGCAATCGGTAACTTTAGCTGGTAACGAAACTTCAAACACGGCAACGCTTAATTGTGTTTTACCGTCTGTTTTTGGAGACATAACCCCCGTTAATATCTTCAACTAATGCAACTAACAAGGGTAATATCTACACAATTGGATAGCCTTAATCGGAGGTTAATTAAGGTTTTACGCTTTGGAAAATCGGATGTTCAAACCCCGTTTCAAGCATTGCCCCATGGTATTGATTCAAACCCCGTTAAAAATTGGTTAGCGGTTTATTCAGAAACTACGGAGAAAGGAAAATCGGTTATTATCGGCTACATTAACCCTGACCAATTGTCGGAGGTCGGGGGTACGCGGGTTTATTCAACTGATAGCGATGGCGCGGTTCAATTTGCTATTTACCTACGGGCTAATGGCACGTGTGAGATGGGGGGCGATAGTGATAATATGGTTAGGTATTCAGAACTTGAAACGGCTTTTAATGAGTTGAAAAACGACTTCAATACCTTTGTGAATACCACGTATAACACGCATATGCACCCTACAGCTGGAGTAGGTGCTCCAAGCCCCCCAACGGTAACTGGGCAACCTTCAAGTGCCGATATTTCGGGGGCTAAAATAGATGAAATAAAAACGTTGTAACTTTGCGCTATCATGGTAGTATTCCTTTCTGAATTTGAGTACATTACAAGTGTTGCTACATTAGCCGACAGATTGGCGCGTGTACGTGCGTTAATCCTTGCTTTGATGGACGCGCAACTTAAGGCTGCATTAACTGGTAATATATCGGAGTATTCTTTAGATGACGGTCAAACTAAGATTAAAACAGTGAACCGTTCACCAAAAGAATTGGCAACTACGATAACAGAATTAGAAAGGCAAGAACAAACACTCATGCGCCAATTGAACAAAACGGGCTACGTGCGTTTAGTTGACGGAAAGAACTTTATAGGCAACCGATGGGGGTAATTAGAAACATTATTACGGCCATTGGTGGAGTTAAACCAAAAGCCGACTTTGTACGTGAATCAGTTGGTTACGTTGGGCAATCGTGGACATTTAGTTACGATGGCGAAAAGAACTTAGGCGAAATTGGCCCTGCTCGAAATTACCTAATGAATTACCCTATGCTGCGTGTCAGGTCGTGGCAAGCGTATGTAGAAAGTGAGGTCGCTCAAATCGTTCTAAACAAGTGGACTACATGGGTAATCGGGGCGGGGTTAAAACTTCGATGCGAACCTGCTAAATTGGTATTGGAGCAAGAGGGCGTTAATGGTTTTAATTCAGAAGATTTTAACGAAATTGCAGAAGCAAGGTTTGAACTGTTTGCCGCGTCTAAACGTAGCGACATAGCAGAGAATATAGACCTTAATCGTAACGCGGCAATGGCTCACAAATCTGCCATAATTGGCGGTGATGTGCTTGTTGTTTTGCGGGTTAAAAAAGGGCGAATTGTGATACAACAAATAGACGGGCAAAACGTTTGCACACCCTTAGGAATGTTTAGTGAAAACATTGTTGATGGCGTGGAGTTTGACCCGTCTACTGGCAAGGTAATCGCGTACCATGTTCAAGTAGGGCTACTTAAATTCGAGCGCATTGCAGCCATCGAACCAAAGTCAGGCATGAAGATGGCCTACATGGTTTACGGGTCAAAATTGCGTATTGGTAGTTATCGTGGTATGCCGTTAATTGGTA